ATGTTGATCGGTAAAACCGAAGCAGAAACATTGGTAAATGTTGGCACTTTTCAAAAAGCATGGCAGAAAGAAATTGATGCCGAGGTCACAAAACGCCTTAAGGGTAAGACTCCTACTGGAGGAAGCGCTCCAGGCGGTGAAGTAGATATGAACGCGCTTATTAGAGGCGCGGGGAGAAAATAATGAGTGTAATAGCAGACGGTGGATATGGCACCGATATAAAAGGGACAACCGAATATGACGCATGGCCGTTGATCCCACAGACAATTTCAGCCGGAATAGCTTCGGGGATTACTGAGAAATCAGCAGCTCTCGCACAATTGGCAAGATTACCGAACATGAGTAGCAAAACTCAAAAAATGCCGGTTCTGGGGACTTTAGGAAGTGCAGACTTCACCGGAGATGTTGAAACCGACGATTTGACCGTTGGAGCAGATCAGCAAATTGATGATGCCAGGATTTTGGCTCTTATGGGTTCGCCGTATGGATCAGGAGATCCCGGTTCTGTACCGGATGAAGATTTTCCCGGACTCAAAAAAACCCATCAATTCGCATGGGAAAACGTGTTTATTGTTGCCGAACCAATCGCAATAATTCTCCCGGTACCGGAAGCAGTTTTGAACGATTCAAAATATGATATGTGGGCTGAAATGCGACCGCGAATCACTGAGGCTTTTGCAAAACGTATCGACGAAGCTATGATCTGGGGACATAGACGACCGACCACATGGCCTACCGGTATAGTACCAACCGCTATAAATCGTGGACAGGTAATTGCAGAGGGCGCCGGTGTTGACCTTGCAGCCGACTTTTCAGAACTTATGGGAACATTAGAAGAGCAAGCGTATGACCCATCCGGGTTTATGTGTGCGCCGTCAGTTAAGGCAGACTTGAGAAATTTGCGGGATGATAATAACAACCCCATTTTCAACCAGAGCCTTGTAGTAGGAACACCCGATACCGTGTGGGGGCTGAAAGCAACCTATGTAAAAAACAACAGTTTTAACACCACGTATGCCAGAGCAATTTGTGGAGCAATGAGCGAAGCAAAATACGCTATCAGAGAGGATATATCTTTCAAGATTTTCACCGAAGGGGTAATAACCGACGATGATGGAAAGGTAGTAATCAACCTGATGCAGCAAGACAGCGTAGCAATGCGGTTTGTCATGCGCCTTGGATGGGCAGTACCGAACCCAATTCACCAGCTCAGACCAGACAGGGGCGGATATCCCTTCTCAGTTTTAACCGCGTAATTATACTATTATGGGTAAGCTCAATATTAAACTTCTTGTGACCGATTGCGACGGGGTACTAACCGACGGTAAACTACCCCGTAGATTTTCCATTCTTGATGGCCGCTTGCCGGTAAACTATCCAATGGTGATATTTACCAGCGCAGTACAAATAATTGATACAGCGGAGCGAGCCAAAAGTTTGGGAATCGAATTGATCCGAACAGCGGAGACACCGGGTATTAGTAAGTTGGCATCACTTAATTACCTTTGCAAGAAATTATCCATATCCATAAAAAACGTCGCTTATATTGGGGACGATATAGACGATCTTTCCTGCTTGATTAAAGCGGGATTTTCCATGGCACCAAAAGACGCTCAGAGAGCAGCCAAACAATCAGCAAATAAAGTATTGAAAACCAGAGGCGGCGACGGAGTGTTACGGGAAGCCATTAGAATCATTGACAAAAGGAGTCGCTAAAATGATGAACATTATTATGTTAAAGCCTACACAATTCAGGACCAGATTTTATTCAAGAGGAAATCCTTATCCGGTAACGGACGAAGTAGGAACCCGATGGATTAAAAAGAAATTAGCGGTTTTGGATACCAGGCCGGAAATGCTGGATGAACCAGAAAAACCAGTTTCGGAAGATCTTGAAAGTTTCACAGAACCAGGAAAACCCCTGGCAGATGAGCTCGACATTGAACCGGATGATACTCCAGAGAACAACGGGGATCCGAACATAAAAGAACTTAAATTGATGGCGAAGTCTGCAGGCGTTAAAGGATATTCCAGGATGAGCAAAGAACAGCTCTTGGGGGAATTAAATGGCGATAACAACGTTAGCTAATGTAAAGACCTATTTGGGACTAACCACTACGGCAAAGGACGCGCTTATAACGATGCTGATTCCGATTGTTGAATCCAATTATTTGGGGATCCGGAACAAAGCATTTGACACGGACGCGACCACCGGAGCCATAGTTTACCCGAACGGCTCAGAGCTTACAGCAATTCAAATGGTAGCCTATCTTCTTTTTGATAGCAGCAAATCAGGAGTTGCCGGAGCAGTAAAAGCCGAATCGTTGAGCCGCTACAGTATTACCTATGCAGAGCTGAAAGAAGGTTATCCTGGAGATTTGATTTCAAAGATTCAAAGATATGATACGTTGGTAATGTTATGATAGAGGATTTCTATACCCAATACGGGGAGATACAACGGATCAGGCAAACAGTAGACGGAGCAGGCGGAGTAACTCCGGAATGGTTAACTATCATGACCAGTAAGGGAGTATTGGACGGCATTTCCGGATCGACCGGGATGTACTCTGAAAAGATGAATGCGGATTCAACTCATGTTTGGATTTGCGGGATTTTTGAATTAACAATGCCGGATGTTGATGAACAGGTTTCTTGGTTTGGGGCTCCATTTATGGTCGCTCCCAATGGAGGGATCCCGACAGATATAGACGAAGGTGATCGGATGATGATTAACGAAGTTCCGTATCGAATTACCTGGTTAGATAATCCAATGAATTATAGTAGGCACCTGGAGATTGAACTAAAACGGTGGGAGAATGATGGCTAAATATATATCGAATGCATTGAAAGTAAAGCGCGAACTCTTATTTAAAGAACGGAAAGCTTTGCACTCTGCAGGGCTGGTGGTGCAAAAGCACGTTACCAGGAATATAAATATGCTCGGAATCGTTGACACCGGTCGCCTAAAAGGTGATTACAAATTCAAAGTTGTAATGAAAAACTTGACCGTTTATAACGGAACCAATGTTGATTATGCAGGATACCAGGAGTTTGGAACCGGAGTTTTTGCCGAAGGTGGCATGGGACGACAAGAACCTTGGGCTTTCAAAACAGCAAACGGGGTTTGGGCTACTACAGAGGGACAGGTTGCCAGGCCACATTTGCGACCGGCATATACTCAGAACGTGGGAGAAATTCAACGGGTTATGAGTAGGGAGCTATCAGCATGACATCAATAAGAACTATGGTTTATGCAAAGGCCGCCGCTATAGCCGACCGGGTATTTTTTGTAAAAGCTCCGGAGGGAACTACATTTCCTTATGTGGTGTTCTCTTTCCCGGATGAGGGGAGGGCATATCATCAGCAAATTGAAAAGATGCTGCAGCTTAGGGTTTACGACCACGAAAAAGACGGCTACACTGTAGCCACCGAGATCGAAACGTTAACCGATGAGCTGGAAGAGGCATTTGATTATAAGACGGCAAGCCATGAGACTACAACAGCATGGTTTCGGAAGATCGGAAGAAATGAGATCCCGTTCCCAGAGGACGATGAAACTTGGGGCAGGGAATTATTGTTTGAAATGAGAAATTATAAGCTGGGGGTATAACCATGGCACTTATAGCAGGACAGGTAAATAAGATTTTATTGGATACTGGAGTCGTTTACATAAATGGAAATATGTTGGCTCCATGTGAGGGAGACAACAGCTTTGTTGTTGATGTTGAATATAGGAACATTCCCTATAATGGATCAGCGGGAAAGACAAAGGGATTAAAGAGGATACTGAGAGAGAACGCGATTTTGACCGTTCATCCGAAAGGACTAACACAAAGCATTCTCAATTATGCTCTTCCCGGCTCAGAACTGGACGGCGCTGCAATCGAAAGCGCAGGCGGCAGAAAAGTTATTCTGGATGCAAAATACATTGATGAGGTCGTTCTTGTTGGTGACCAGAAGGATGGGAACACAAAGGTAATAACGCTCTACAGGGCACTTGCCGACAATGGGTTGACTTTGACTCTGGCAGAGGATTCGGAAACGATCCTGGAGCTAGCGTTCGCGGCTCATTACGATCCTACCGACCTTGCGGATCCTATTTATACGATTGAAGATGCTGCTTACTACGGCTCTTAGAATCAGATCTTAATTAATCCCGGCGTTGGCCGGGATATTTCATAAGGAGCGAGAAATGATTAAAACCAAGCACCTATTTAAATTATCTGCAATGGTAGATAAGATGGAGCTAGATGAAGAACTGAAACTGTTACTCGGTAAAGAAAAAGCAATGAGCGATCAGGAATTAGGCCAAACGATGATTATGGCAATCGTCAAAAAAATGCACAGGGCACAAAAAGAGACTGTTGATTTATTGGCCTCTGTTACCGGAAAAACAAAAGCACAAATTGAGGATCTTCCTATAACTGATTTGATTGAGCTTTTCAAGACAATCCTATCCGAAGAAGGTGTTCTCGATTTTTTATCCAAACAGCCGGAGGGCTGAAACCAGAAGAGGTTTGGTCGTTAATTTCTCGATACGGAGCGGAGGGTTTTAATCTTCCGCTTGTCTATGGGCTACGGCTGGCACGGCAAGCAGCCGAAGAGCGGCTTGAGGGGCGTGTCTGGCTGTATTACTGCAGCACAGTCGCCTATCAGGACAAGAAACACGCTACCAGTTACGAGGATATGATGAAAAAGTTACGCTTGCCAAAACAGTCAACAGAAGCAACCATATCAAAAGAACAACTCAACAAATATGATAATGTATACAAACTCTCTATGAAAAAAAAGGCAAAGTTAAAAAAAGCCAGGAGTGAGAAAAAATGAACGTTTTTGAACTCTTTGGATCAATAGCAATAAAAGGCGGGGACGATGCGAACCGCCAAATTGATAACTTGGACAAAGGCGGGAAAAGAGCCTCAAATTCTGTAGGCAGACTTGAGAAAGCCTCAGCATTAGCTGGAAAGGCTATGAAAATTGCTTTTATCGGAGCCGCTGCAGCAATAGGATTACTCGCGGTTGGACTCACTAAAGCAGTCAAGGAAGCGGCAGATTTAGAGCAGATTACTGTTGCTTATGAGGTACTTATCGGCGACGTTGAAAAAGCCGGAAAAGTCATAAACGACATAAAAAAAGCATCAGCAAAAACCCCGTTTCAATTTAAAGATCTTGCAAAACAAGGCCAGACCTTAATGGCCTTTGGTATTGAGGCCGATATAGTCGTCGATAAAATGATGATGCTCGGCGATGTTTCAATGGGTAATTCCGTCAAGATGGAATCCATTGTCAGAGCATACGGAAAGATCCAAGCTAAGGGAAAGGCATCACTGGAAGAGCTTAATATGCTCACAGAAAATGGTGTACCTATCCTAGAGGCTCTTTCTGATCAATACGAAGTAACTACCGCTGAAATGTTCAAAATGATCACCGCGGGTGTTGTCGGCTTTGCAGATGTTGACCAGGCAATACAAAGCATGACCTCCGAGGGCGGGAAATTTTACGGCATGTTGGACAAACAGAGTAAAACCTTTACCGGACGGATAAGTACATTACGCGATAATATTCAGATGCTTTTTGCTGAGGTTGGATCGAAACTATTACCGGTTATCGGTCCTGTTATTGACAAATTTACCACTAAGATAAAAA